AGGTACTGGCCTTCATCCACCACCTCTAGGGCCAGGGTGCCATCGGCCCGCTTGGTCAATTTGTAGAGCGTCCACTTCCCCGGTTCGATCACCCGGTAGCGCTCCTCGTACATCACCCCGAAGCCCCCATCAGGATCATCCACCTCGGCCCATTCCAGGAAGGTGCAGCGGGTCACCACCTCTACCGAATCCACGATGGTGGTCCGCCAGTTGAGGCAGGTCGAGCGGGTGCGGTTGACCAGATACGGACGCCGTTTCAATGCCGCCTCGTTGGCCCCATCGGTCGGCTGGCCATCGGGCATCTCAACGAGGATCGGCACCCCACCATCCCGTAGGCACAAAGCGTCCACGGTCAACCAGAAAGCCTGCAGGCTGTTGCCCTCCAGGTCCACGTTGTCAACAGCCCGCTCAAAGGTCGGCGGAGGATCGATCAGGTCACTGCGCGACAGCACCCCAGCGAAGGCCTCGATGCCAGCCTTGAAGAAGTCCGAGAACACGGCACGACCCAGGCGCCCCTCATAGGCGGTGGCTGGTTCGGCTGGCTCCTTCGGCAGGTATTTGCGTTTGGTTTCCTCACCCCTTAGGCAGTACCACGCATCAAAGGCCTTCTCTAGATCACGGGCGTGTTCCTGCAGGATCGGATGCCGGAAGCTCGGCAGTTTCGGGTCGGTTCCAGGATGCTCAGACTTCACCGGCGCCCGTACTCTTGGCCTGCTAGTGGAGCTTTCCGCCTTAGAGCTTCACAGCCTTGGGATGGGGCTTGCGGCGGGCGAACAGGGACGGCTGCACCACCTCGACCGGTGCGGGCCTGGGCTTACGCTGACGGCGCTCACGGGGCACCGGGGCGACAGTGGCAACTTCGAGCCCTAGGAGCCCCTGCCTGAACTGCTCCAGGGTGCGGCCCCGTAGTTGGGCCTTCAGGCGGTTGTGGAACTGCACCATCGGCCCCGAGGGGTAGGCCCGCTTGAAGGGATCGGCTGCCCATCGCTCCAGGAGTTTACGATCAGCGGGGCGCAGATTGGTGAAGGCTGCATCGGTGAGGCCATAGAGCGCAGGGGCGAGGGCCGCTTCGGTGGCCTGTGGCTGGTGATGGCTGAACAGGGTCAGCTCGTCCTCCAGTTCAATCGTGCCGACCATGCCGCCCAGCATCTCGGTGATCTCGTCCACTGTGAACACCGGCAAGGCCTCCACAATCTGGGCCAGGGTGTGGCCTTCGGCCAGCAGGCGCCGCACACGGGGGTAGTGCTCGCGCCACTTGCTGGGCATCTTCACGTCGTAGCCGTGGTCCCTGATGTGGTGTTTAATGGCCCCTTCGATGAACTGGCAGACGCAGGAGGACACGGCATAGGGGCGGTTGGTGCCGGGGTTGATGCGCTCGGGGTCGTAGCGGCGGCAACCATTGATCAGCCCCTCCAGGGCGGGACCGATGAAGTCCTCAAAGGGGCGAGAGCAGCGGCGGCTCCACTTCGCAGCAGCAGCATTGGCTAGCCCCTGGTTTTCCACAATCAGCCGCTCGGACAACTCCGTGCGAGGCGGTGCCCCAACCTTGGCCGGTTGCTCTAGCGGTGCCGCTGTACGAGCCCGCTTGCGCTGTGGCGTGGTGATGGTGGTCATCGGAAGCCGGGGATAGCGGATCGCCGCCGGATGGGGGCTTCCGGTTGCTGCTGCGGGAAGCCATGGCCGTAGTGAGCAGTGGTCACCCGCATGGGGCCAGTTCCAGCTACGTGGTTGATCGCCTGGGTCACCGAATCCGCTAGGTCATCGTGCCCATCTTCTCGCACCCCCAGCGATAGCAACTGCTCCTCTAGGACACGCAGCCATGGTGCGCTGTGCGTCTCTCTCGGGTGAAGGATCAGGCCTTGTTCATAGCTTGGCGCTGCTGCATTGCCACGGGCCGTCTTGCCGCCGATGGGATTGCACTCCCGAATGATGAACCCGGCTGCTTCTCGTTTGAGCTTGTCGATGATGGCGCTGCCGTTGGCGCGGTCCTCGACCAGCAGCTCACCGAACTGCCAGCGATCCCAGAGGCTGCGGATCAGGGCGAGGGTATCCACGAAGCCAATCTTTTGATTGGCGGCCCCTAGCAAGTACATCCGCCCGTTGTGGTAGCCCCAGACGGTGATGCCCACGTAGTCGTTCTTTTTGCCTTCCTTGAAGTTGGCATCCACGCTGGCCAGGATCCGCTGAAAGCCTCGGGTTGGCAGATCCTCGGGGCCGTAGTAGCTGAACCACTCGCGGCGGAAGATGGCACGTCCCTTGAGGTCAATGATCTCGGCGCCGTACTCCTGCGCGAACAGGTCAGGCCCCAGGGTGCGGCGGGCTGCCTCGATCTCCGATTCAGCAACCCGGCCACCATCAGCGGTGGTGAAGCGGAACCCGCTGCCCTCAGGATCCTCGCCGCTTTCGGCTGCCTTGAGGGCATCGGTAAACCAGTTCTCACCGGCAGGGGTGGTGATGAACCAGGCCGGTCCCCGCTGATCGGATAGGGCAGGGCGCAGCACCATCGTCCAGGCGTCCTGGCGCACGTAGGCGGCTTCGTCGATCACGCAGCCCGAAAGGCTGACACCACGCAGGCGGTCGGGGTCTTCTGCACCCTTGAGGAAGATCCTGGCCCCGTTGATCAGCTCGATAGATAGCTCCCCTTCGTTCTTGGCAGCCAGCGCCTGCTGCGGGGTCATGCGCTTCAGGTCTACCCAGGCGATCTGCTTCGCCATGCGGTAAGTGGCGGTCACGTAGTAGAACAACCCACCAGGCTTGGCCATCGCCCAGGTGAGCAGGCGGGTGATGCTCAGATAGGTCTTCCCAAAGCGACGGCCAGCCATGAGGTACTTGAAGCGGGCGTCGTCGTCGTAGACGCTGCGCTGGGGATCGCTGAGGGTGTCGTAAAGGCTGGCGCCAATCAGGCTGAGGTCGGTGGTGCAGGGGAGGGCAGCATCGCGCTCCAGCTCCAGCATCGCAAGGCGCGAGGAGGCGTCAGGGGCGCGGATGGGGGTCATCCCACCGGCCCCACGCGATAGACCGCCCAATAGGCGCCGGGCCCTGGGTGGTCCGTAGCCTCCAGCAACTGGTGCTCACGCAGTGACGCAATCCGCCTGCTCACGGTGGACTGTGAACAATGCCAACGGGTCATCATCTCGGCGGTAGTGATCTCCGGGACAACCCCAGCCGCAATGCGCAGACCAAGCCATTCAGCTAGCTCCAGGCAGTCCAGCAGGGTGCTTTCACTGACGTAGGGCCGTCGTGCCAGCAGGGTGCGGACAAGATCGTTCACGGCTCCCCCTCATCAGCAGGAGGCGTCCCGAGACCACGGGCCTGGATCTGCAGCAGCACCCGCCGCTCATCGTCGGGGGTGAGGCCAGCGGCAGCGATGGCATCCATGACGGTGGCGACTGTCTTGCGCTCGGTGCGGCGCTCGGCGGCAGCGTCAGAGAAGAAATCCCTCAGCCTGGGGTGATGGGTCAGCAGCCAGGTTGCGGCCCATGGGTTGCCACCATCGGCCTGCACCTTCAGGCCTTTCATCAAGGTGCGGCAGTATTCCGCGTCAGCAAGAAAGATGGCTTCGCGAAACTGGTGATGGAGGCTTCCCTCTTCTGCTTCGTCTGCGTCTTTTATCCATTTGCTGCAGGTGGACCGATGAACCCCCAGCAAGGGGGCGATCATGCCAACGGGCAGGCCATCTGCTGCGTGCTGCTTGGCCGCTTGCACCAGTTCGGTGGTGAGCTTGGTTGGGCGTCCACCGGCTGACACAGGCTGTAGGAATGCTGCGGTCGCCGCAAGTCTAAGCCATTGCTGCCGTTTGGGAACCGCAACGGCTACCCACGCGACGCGGTGACGTTCTGATCTCCGTTGTATCTGCCTGTCACCGCATAGGACGCCAGCGGGCGGGCATCCATGGCGAGGAACTTCATCTGCCCGATCTTCAGCCCAGGCCACAGGCCAACCCAGTGAAGCTGGCGCACGTTTTTTAGCTCCAGGGTCAGCTTTGAACCATGCCAGCCGGGATCGCAGTAGCCAGCGAGCAGGTGCTGTAGTCCTTCGCGGGCGCGGGATGATTTGAGCACGAACTGTCCCGCCAGGTTGGTCGGCAAGTTGAACGTCTCCTGCGTCTCCGCCAGTACGAACTGCCCCGGCACCAAGCGGTAGGGGTCTTCTGCGGTGTGGCTGGCGAGGGAGTAGGGCACAAGGCCAGGCCCCTCGCTGGACTCGATCAGGATGTTCAAGCCCAGCCGCAGGTCCAGGCTTGCGGGGTTGACCAGGGCGGGGTCAAAGGGGCTGACCATGCCGCTTTCGCATAGGGCACGGATCTGAAAGTCGGCAAGGATCATGTGGTGGGTTCGTAGATGGTGCGGGCTTGGTGCTGCGCGATCTGGCGCAGATCGGTCCACTTGGTCAGGTATTACCATCGCCCTTCTGAAACTGCTCGCCATCGGGGCCTCGGAATCGGTCATCCGTTCCCCAGTCGTTGCGCTCGTACTCCATCAAGAACACCAGGCAGCAGCCAGCGTGGGCTAGATGGCTCAGCCCGGTTTCAGGGTCACGATCTTGGCCGGACCACCAGGCGAACAGGTGCCGGAGCAGCGCGGCGTAATACCTGCCCCAGCGGGCACCTCTGCACCAGTTGTTGGCGCCGTATTTGGTGGCCCCGAAAGTCAGCACCTCCGCGATGGCTTCCATTGCCGGTGGCGGCAGTAGGTCAAGGCGGGGCTTGCTTGCGCTTTCGGCGGACTTGCGAGCTTCGCCGGCGGGTTCGTCAAAGTGCTCAGCCATTGTCCCTCTCCAGCTCGGCGGCGATGGCAAGCAGCCGAAACCGCGTCATACGCTGCCGATCTTCCAGGCCGCGCACGTAATCATTGGCCGGCGTGCCGCAGTCAGGCGGCTCCGGTGCCGCCTGCTCCACAGCGGCGCGGATGGCGGCGGCAAGGGGTTGGCCCATGTCCTCCAGTGGTCCCTGGGCTTCGTAGGCGTCGTTCCAGGCGTCCCAGACTGCCTGCGCGGTGGGGGAGAGGGGTGTGTTCATTTGGTGTGCCATGCAATAACAGCGATAAAGGCAAAAGCAAAAAGCAGTGTTGCCTGATAGTCGTTCATCGGTTGGCCTCCTGCTCAAGCCAACGGGCGGCGTTGTATCCCGTCTCGTTCTCCCGCATCCACGCCGCCACCTCGCGAATCGCGGCGCGGGCCTCGTATCGGTAAACGTTCGGGTCGCCAGGAATACTGGGACGAATAACGGCCTCCACCCTCTCCACCAATCCCCCGGCAGGCGCGGCAGGTGGGGCGGGCTGGGCTGCTGGGGGCTGGGCGGCGCCGCGCTGGCGGTTTGCCAGTTTCAGCAACTCGTCACCCGCAATCTGTTCAGCCAGGCCACGCGAGCGCATGTCCTGAGCCATCAGCGCAACGGCAAACCAGTTGCCTTCATCCGTGGCCACCGGGGCGGCATCGGGGGCAAACTGATCAATCCCATCGCCATCCTCAAGCTCTGCCGATGGCAAACCAAGATCCTTGCGGTCGGCTTCTGTCAATGGCCTGTTTAAGTGCTCCACCTGCGCGGCGGGGGAGAGAGGGGTGGTCATAGCGGTTTGGCGTGTTTTTTAATGATCTGGCAAATACGCTTGCGGGCTTTGTCCGATTCGGCCTCGGTGAGGATGCAGCGGACACGAAGGCGGGTCACCTGATCGACATCGCGCTGAAGGTGGCAACGAAGCAAGGGGTCCATGTCGAGCTTTAGTCCTTGCTGTCTGAGCTGTTCGTCAATCGGTGGGGAGAGGGCTCCAAAGCTGACGCTCAATGGGTACAGCGTTTGTTGGGAAATAGTCATACCCCCATCTCGTACTCATCCTCTCCTTGCTCGGTCATGAGCTGCTGCCACCGCTCCCCTTCGGAGGTTAATTGCCAACCATACGAATCAAAGTTGATGACTTTTCCAAGGCGATCAAGAATTGCGAAACGATCCGCCGCCCTATGATTGTAAGCGGACATTTTACTGTCAGAAACAGGTGCGACCGGCGGGGCGGGCTGGGCGGCTGGGGGCTGGGCGGCGCCGTGCTGGCGGCCCAGGTACCGGTCGTAGGCGCGCAAGACCTTATGCACTTCCTCATCCGTGGCCACCGGGGCGGGCGCGGGTTGGGCCAGGGCGGCGCGGGCGCGGTCGGCCAGCGGGGACATGCGAATCCTTCCGGCAGTGATACCTGAATCCAGCGTGTCAATCAGCTCAGCGCACAGGGTGCGGAAGTCGGGGGTGGTCATCGGTCGGCCTCCTGCCCAAGCCAGCGGAAGTCGGTGGGGGGGGTTCCAGTGGTCAACAATGGCGCGGGCGAGATCAAACAGCTCATCATTTGTCGGCTCCTCCCCCGGCCATTGCGATCAGCGGCGATAGCGCGGGCTTGCGCCCAAGCCAACTGCTCACACAAGTCCAGGGATTCCCACTGGTTGTGCTCATCGGCCTGAGCATTCCACTGGTTCTGCAGCTCATGCTCTGAATAGGGGCCGGGTGGGATCTGCTCTGACGTGGTTGCGAGGGCAATAAGGCGGGAGTCGAAGTTGGATGCCGGCACCACCACCGAAGCTGCCTCGGGGGTGGGAGGAACCTGTAAGGACTGCTTAGAAGTTGGCCGCTGCTCCAGCGCCTCCACCCGCTCCAGCAGGTTCAGCAAAGTTTGGGAAACAACAGCACCATCGAGGGCGGCGGACTGGCGCAGCCAGTTTCTGGTTTGTGGAGTGATACTCATGCCTTCACCTGCAGCGGCAGCACCCGCACCTCCAGCCCTTCATCAAGCAGGGCCAAGGCTTGCTTGGCGGCATCAGCAAACAGGTCGAAACGCTCTGTGCCGACCAGGGCTCTGCGGCCTGGACCTGGGGTGCGCTTCACGTACCACGAAACTTGATAGCTCATCGAAGGGGGTCCGTATAGGGGTCGTCGTAGGTGGTCAGGGGCGGGCAAGAGGGCTCCGGGTTGTCGTCAATGGGCAGTACCGGGATTCCACTGAAAGTGGGCAGAGTGTCGGTGCTGCGGGCTAGGTAGTCAGCAAAAAGCTCCTCATCAGTGGGTGGCAGGGTCCATTCACCGCACCAATCGCTACTGTGGATGTGAGGCCACGAGGTCCAGTCAGAAGCGTCTAGGCCAATCAATGGCCTAGGGGCATAGCGATTGCATGTACCTCTTGGCTCTGTGGTCAACATGACGCTGTAGCGGCAATTTGCGCAGGAAGGCGTGAGATCTACGGAGTCGTTCATCGGGCTAGCTCCGGTGCTACATCGCGTTTGTGTAGGAGGATTTGATTAGCGTCACGCAGGATTAGGGCCTGGGAGATCACGAGGGAGGCGATCACCAGCAGACTGGCTACAACGCTGGGCCCTACTCTGCGATAGGTGGCCTGATGGTGCTGGCGTTCCGTCTGGAGTTGTTGCGGTGCGCGATCCAGAGCAGTAGTAGCGCGGCGGCCAGGAATTGTGGGTAGGGACGGCTCAAGGGAGGTTTCCGTAGGGGCTGCTGATGTCGTCACAACGAAGGACAACGCAGCCGGGGTGGCGGGCTTCAAAGGCTTCTTTGGCATCGCGGGGCGACCAGCCTTCGGGCGTGATCCAGTCGGTTTGCTGCGGGTCGTTGAGCTGAGCGATTCCGGGGAGGATGGAGTTTGCACGGGTCGGGTGGTGATAGGTGATCGAGAAGGCCATGGGTCAAACCAGCTCTTTGCCGGTGCAGGAGGGAAAGGTCGGCAGGTAGGACACGGGGGCGGGCGTTGATGCGTTGGTGAGGGCGGCGCTGATGCGGTAGAGGCGGCTGCGCCAGTTGCTGACAGCAAGGGTGTCTACCGGCTGCCCGTCCTCGTAAGTGTTGTCCTCGATGGCGCGGGCGGTGGCTTCTGCATCGGCCAGCAGTTGATCGAGGGCGTTAGCCACGGGCTGTTGGCGGGGGCTGTGAGTGATCGTGGGCATTAGAAGCGGGGCAGTGTGGTTTGGAAAGTGGAGGGGCTAGGCCTTGTCTGCTGCCAATACAGCTTCTGGTTCTGCAAAACCAAACAGCGGCAGGAAGAAAAATGGCAAACCTTTTGCGCGAATAACTGCGGCGCCTTGGATTTCATTAGTTGCCCATGCGGCGTCCCCTGCGGCGGCCCGTGCGGCGGCCCCTGCGGCGTCCCATGCGGCGTCCCCTGCGGCGTCCCATGCGGCGTCCCCTGCGGCGGCCCGTGCGGCGGCCCCTGCGGCGTCCCCTGCGGCGTCCACTGCGGCGGCCCCTGCGGCGGCCCCTGCGGCGGCCCGTGCGGCGTCCCATGCGGCGGCCCGTGCGGCGGCCCGATCATTACCGCTCATGCGGTCAAGATGCCGCCAAAAAGCAAGTACAACATGAGCTTGATCACCAATAACTTGCGCTGGATCGCGTATCACCACTGAAGGAGCACCGTCTTGCCTGTCGTTGACTACCCGCAACAAAACTGCATGAGCGCGACTAATTCCAAATAACTCGGCAATGCGTTTATCTGCTTTAGCCTGTTCAAGGTTGCTCAGATCCTGGGCAGACATGCTGTCAAGAAAGTGCAATGCTTGTCCTTGCGCACACATGCAAGAGCCGTCTTTGCTAACAAGACTCCCTTTGAATGGGATATTGCCAGGCCAGTAATCCAGCAATTCTTCAACTGTGGTTGGGTTTGCCATGAAGGGAAACTAAGTAGTGTGATTTGGAAAGGGCAGCGGTCAAGCGTAAGCAAGGGTGAGGCTGTTGCGCTCGTTGATGGTGGGCGACTGCCATCCCTCGGACTCAGCGTCGTAGTCCTCAGCTGGCAAGGGCATGAGGATGGCGATGCTGTAGGGGGTGCCGATCTGGTCGTAGGTGGCCAGGGTGGCGGCTAGTTCCTCGGGGCTGGCGTAGTCGTCGTTGTGGCCGTTCTGGAAGTAGAACCAGAGGGCCACATCATCCGACTTCTCAACCTCAACGGTGCACAGGGGGCGCTCTCCGATGGTGAGCAGGGCGTCGGCAAGGGCTTCTGACATGGGCAGTCGGTGGTGGTGGTGGCCGGGTCGTCCCCGGTCCACAAATCATAAGCCGTAAAGCCCGCTTTCGTAAAGCCGGGGCATCGTTGCAATTCAGAAACCGTAACAACTGCG